ATGAGTGAACTAACAACTATTGATACTAATAACTATGCAGCTATGGCGCAGATGATGGGCATGGCTTATGATACAGGCGAGAAGAAGTCTAGTCTGGCACGGTTGCGTATTAACAAGAAGTCTATCATGGGGGATGCCGACGTTAACGGCAAAACCATGAAGATGGAGATTGTATCTGCTGGTGCAATGGGTTTGCAGAACACAGATAACCAAGTTATCTACGCTGATAAGGTTATTCTGCGTCCTTTTATTCAACGCTTCATGTATCAGCGATATGATAGCAATGCCAACAATTATCAGAAAACTGTTATGGCAGAAAAGCTGGACATTGACCTGAAAGATACTACTGGCACATTTAACTGCGGAAAACCTGGGGGTTACATCAAGGACTTTGATGCACTGCCTGATGGCACGAAAGAACTTATACGTCAGATACGCAGGGTTCGTGTTGTGTTTGGTACTGCATCTATGTCTGGTGTAACGGAACAGGGTGACGCGCAAGAAGTTACCGATGTACCATGCGTGTGGGAGATTGATAGTAAGGAAGGTTTCAAGAACGTAGGTCAGGCTTTCAATAAGCTGGGTCAGATGCGTCGTCTTCCTCCACAGCATCACATGACAATTGAAACACAGGGTCGGGAACTTCCCACTGGTTCTACCTTTTATGTGCCTGTAGTTAATCTTGATGTACAGAATAGTCTTGAAGTTACACCACAAGACCAAGACGTTTTCAAAGAGTTTATGCTGTATGTCGAGGGTTTCAATACATGGGTTTTGTCTGAGTGGGACAAGGCTGCTCACGGTGAGCCGGAAGAAGATGAAGGTGTTGTTGGTGAATTTATCACGGTAGATGTAGATGATGAGTAGCCTCAATCATCCAGCCGAACTGGCTGTGCATCAGTACATGGAGAACGCTGTTAAGGGTAAGTCCTCAATGTCGGAGGATACCATTAAGCAAGTGGGTCAAGATGTAATGAATGCACTTCAACGCCAGTTTAGTGGGGGTAATAAGCGAGACAAGTTTGGTTTGCGTATGTCAAACGTGGGTAGGCCAACTTGTCAGCTTTGGTTTGAGAAGAACGAACCAGAGAAAGCGTTACCCTTTCCGACAACATTCATAATGAACATGATGCTTGGGGATATTGTAGAGGCAGTCTTCAAGGGTCTTCTTAAAGAAGCAGGGGTACAATATGAAGATGATGAAAAGGTTACTCTACAACTTGATGACGATACATCCATCACTGGCACCTACGATATTGTTATTGACGGTGCTGTTGATGATATTAAGTCAGCATCTAATTGGTCGTATACTAACAAGTTTGAGTCTTTCGACACACTGAAGAAGGGTGATGCTTTTGGTTATGTATCACAACTTGCTGGCTATGCGAAGGCATCAGGAAAGAAAGCTGGTGGCTGGTGGGTAGTAAATAAAGCTAATGGCGAGTTTAAGTACGTTCCAGCTACGGGTCTTGACGTTGAAGAAGAAGTAGGTCGCATTAAACAGACAGCCGATACAGTGGAAGAGAATAAGTTTGAACGCTGCTTTGACGCAGTGCCTGAGACATTCCGTGGTAAGCCTACTGGTAACACGATACTTGGCACAGAGTGTGGATTTTGTAGGTATCGTCTTTCCTGCTGGCCGGACATACAAGAACGTCCTGCAATTATGTCACAGGCCAAGCAACCTAAGACTGTATCTTATGTTCATATTGCCGATGAGCATAAGCCTGATGCAAATTTCTTCAAAGATAGGGCAATGTAATGCCTAACTATAAACAGTTTAGGGCAGCGCGAAAGTATGGATATAGGAGTGGACTTGAGCATAAAGTCTCCCTATATCTTGACGAACTCAGAATAAAGTATGACTATGAGAAAGTCAAGATTGAATGGGAAGACCTTGCGTATCGCACCTATACTCCAGACTTCGTGCTGAACAACGGTATCATCATTGAGACGAAGGGTATGTTTACTGCAGCAGACAGGCGCAAGCATCTTGCTATCAAGAAGCAACACCCAAAGCTGGACATCCGCTTTGTGTTTGAAAACAGTAGACGAAAGCTACGCAAGGGTGCTAAATCATCTTACGCAGAGTGGTGTATAAAGTATAACTTTAGATACTATGATAGAATTATTCCTGAAGATTGGTTAAAAGAAAAAGGAAAGAATAAACATCCTAAGTTTATACCATTCAAGGGCGAAAAAAAGAAAGGAGTTTATCGTGGCAAGAGCAGTTGAGAATGAAGACTTTTTAATTAGGATACGCCCTACTTATTTAGCCAGTGGAGAGTGGACAGGTGATGCAGAAGTTTCTGTTATAACATCTGAGCATAATGAGTTGACAGATGATGTTTATCGTGGTATGGAATTGTTTGTAAAAATGTTATTGTCATCACTGCCTGTAATGGAACAAGATGAGTATGTACGAGAACAGATATATAAATATTGCGAGGAATATACAGAAGAACTAATATCCTTGCAGGATGAGGAAGAAGAGAATGGCGTAATAATAAGAAGCGACGATGATGATAATGTTATACATCTATCTTTTACAACGAAGACGAAGGGAGAGGCATGATGAGACATGAAACCTTTATGAAAATGAAAGAGGATGAGGAGGAATTGATGGACGAGTATTATACAAAAAAACTAAACGGAAAAGAAGATATGGTCAACAGCCCCTCACATTATAATCAGTCGGGCATTGAGTGCATTACAGCTATTGAGGCAATGCTGGGGCCAAACTTTAAATACTATTTGCAAGGTAATATAATGAAATACCTGTGGCGTTTTGATTACAAGGGCAAGCCGTTGGAGGATGTACAAAAAGCAAAGTGGTACATCAATGCGCTAGAGAAAGCTATAGAGGATAGTGATGCGAGTTAAAATTTACGTCACTTTGGATATTGACCCTGAAGAATACACAATGCCAGCAGATGAAAATCCAACAGAAGAAATACAAGAAAGTTTGGAGGATTACTTTCACGAATTACCTGGCATGGAAATCAAACATATGAAAATAAACATGGAGTGAGATATGAACAACTATTTACCAACCGATTATCAAACATTTATTGCCACCTCACGTTATGCAAGGTGGATTGAAGACGAACAGCGTCGTGAGACATGGGGTGAGACAGTCGCACGATACTTTGATTATATGACAGAGCATCTCAAGAGCAAGCACAAGTATGTCCTATCGGATGAACTACGTGGTGAACTTGAGCAAGCTGTGTTAAACCAAGACATCATGCCAAGCATGAGAGCATTGATGACAGCCGGACCTGCATTGGACCGTTGTCATGTTGGTGGTTACAATTGCTCGTATGTACCTGTCGATAGCCCAAGAGCATTCGATGAGACTATGTACATACTCATGTGTGGCACTGGTGTAGGCTTCTCAGTAGAACGTCACAACATTGAGAAGCTGCCTGTCGTCAATGAAGATATGCATGACACAGATACTGTCATCAAAGTTGGCGACTCTAGAATGGGCTGGGCTTCGTCCTTGCGTGAATTAATCTCGCTCCTTTACGCAGGGAAAGTCCCGAAGTGGGATACCAGTGCGGTTCGCCCTGCTGGTGCGCGTCTGAAGACATTCGGTGGTCGTGCTAGTGGCCCAGCCCCCTTGGAGGAACTGTTTCAGTTTATCATAAACAAGTTCGTTAACGCTACAGGTCGTCGGCTATTTCCAATTGAATGCCACGACATCATGTGTAAGATTGGTGAGGTTGTAGTTGTTGGTGGTGTACGCCGTAGCGCACTCATCAGCCTGTCTAACTTGAATGATGACCAGATGGCACACGCCAAGTCCGGTCAGTGGTGGACTAATGAGGGACAACGTGCGCTTGCAAATAACAGCGTAGCCTACAAGGGTAAGCCAGAGATGGGTACGTTCATGCGTGAGTGGATGTCTCTGTACGATAGCAAGTCTGGTGAGCGTGGTATCTTTAATCGTCAGTCGGCTGTAAGACAGGCAGCGAAGAATACCCGTCGTAAACTACATAACTCGCCTCCAATTGATGATACAGATTCGCAGTACACCATGCATCCTCACAGAGATATGTCAAGCTACATTGACTTTGGTACAAATCCATGCAGTGAAATTATCTTGCGTCCGTATCAGTTCTGTAATCTGTCAGAGGTTGTTGTACGTGCATCGGATACCCAGCAGAGCCTAACTGAAAAGGTTCGTCTGGCTACCATCCTTGGTACATTCCAATCCACATTGACTGACTTCAAGTATCTGCGTAATGTGTGGAAGAAGAATACAGAGGAGGAACGCTTACTTGGTGTATCACTAACAGGTATCATGGATAATGCCATGATGTCAGGCAGGTCTGTTACATTTGGTATGAATATTGGTGCTACGCTAATTGCACTCAAAGAACAAGCTGTGCTTACTAATAGGGTTACGGCAGAGGCATTGGGCATACCAATGTCTGCAGCTATCACGTGTGTAAAGCCGTCAGGTACAGTGTCACAGCTTGTGAACAGTGCTTCTGGTATTCATGCCCGACATAATCCATACTACATTCGCACAGTGCGTGGTGACAACAAAGACCCACTGACACAGTTCATGGTTGATGTAGGTATTCCAGCAGAACCAGATGTGACGAAGCCAGACAGCACCACAGTGTTCAGTTTCCCCATGAAGTCGCCCACAGGTGCCGTGTGCCGTACTGAAATGGGTGCTATTGAGCAACTTGAACTGTGGCTTCTATATCAACGTCGATGGTGTGAACACAAACCATCTGTGACAATTTCTGTCAAGGAGCATGAGTGGATGGCTGTAGGTGCTTGGGTGTATAAACACTTTGATGAGGTGTCAGGCATCAGCTTCCTGCCATTCAGTGAGCATACATATCAGCAAGCCCCGTATCAAGATTGTACTGTAGAACAGTATGGGGAAATGCTTGAGCGTATGCCAGAACGAATTGACTGGTCAAAGCTACAGGAGTTTGAGAAGGAAGACACTACATCCGGTGGACGTGAGTTGGCCTGTACTGCCGGTGTCTGTGAGGTAGTGGACTTGAACGCAGCGTGATTGAAGGAGCAGACATGCCTAACTGGTGGCAGTGGTGGTTGTTATTGGCCATCACTGTCAACACTACAATCAATATTGTTGTATTCTTCAAGCACAGGTTTAGAGGACGTAAACAATGAAAGACATAGAGAGTCTGCTGTACAAAATATTTGGTAGGTTCTTTAAAGAAAAGAAGACACCCCAATATTTAACAGGCAAAAGAAAGGAGTTGACAGATGAGAGAACAGATGATAGAGGTACTACGTAAACATGCACAGGCAAACGTAGCACTGCACGTTGCTAACATTGAATGTTATCTACGTAACCCAGTAGGGATAGGAGAACATTCAGACATTATGGAAGCTATGCAGGGGGAGTTGGACAAGATTGCAGCACATGAAGATAGGCTTGACATCTTGAATAATTACTTTAATGAGTAAGAAGCAGCCGAAGAAGAAAGAGAAGCTGGCATGGAAACGAGAAGAGGGGTGGGTTCAGTTCAATCCACCCCCTAAACATCCTCAGTACGAAGAGTGGATGAAACGAAAGGAGAAGCATGATGAACAAAAGTCTAGCAAACAACTTTGAGGAGGGATACAAAGCATTTAGTAAAGTAGTTGTTAAGAAAAAGAAAGGTACAGACTACTGCTATCATCAGATGGCTAATCCACTAAAGAAAAATACCACCCCATATAGGGAGTGGCAACGTGGATGGGAGGCTGCGTACTTTAAGAACTTGGAGAAACTAAATGGACTTAGAACTAGAAGCTAAACAGTGGATGAAGGAGAAAAGAGTGAGTGACATTGCAGCAACATTGTACCAAGAAAAGGCATGTGAGACTGCCATCTTCCCCAAGAACAAGGCTATGGAGTATCTTACTCTTGGCCTTACGGGAGAGGCGGGTGAGATTGCTAACAAGGTAAAGAAGTTCATTCGTGATGGCGCAGCACAAGATGAATACCTTGCCAAGCGTATTGAAATTGGTTACGAGATAGGGGATGTGCTATGGTACTGTGCCGTACTAGCTAAAGAAATGGAGATGGACCTTGGTCACATCATGGAGAACAACTTACAGAAACTGGCTGACCGCAAGAAGCGGGGTACGCTATCTGGCAGTGGTGACAATCGCTAGTAAGTGACACAAAAAGAGAGGGGGCTTTGCGGCCCCCTTTTTTAACGTCCCCCAGAGATGTTATATTTCTCTGCCACAGCTAGTGCTGTTAAATAATCTTTGGTATCACCTAAGTCAAACCCCGTATCT